CGTTACCAAATATAATCTCTATTGTAATCACTGCGTCAGGTATAGGACGCACATGAATATTCGACCCTATGATTGTATAGGATACTGGTGTTCCTTGTCCTTCAGAACTATGGGTCTTAAAAAAACTATCTGGAGTCGCAAAGTCTAACACCCTGTTTGGGTTGTTGTTTAGCTTTACCACTCTGATCTCACGCAAATCAGTAGGTAAAGCATAGCTTTCTGTTCCAACCACAGTGGAGATAGTTGTAGAAGTCTCCTGTGAGCGTGTATCTAACTCTCTGGACATTCGTGCTTCGGCTAATGAAATAAAGTCAGGGATATTTGTTGTTAAATCAT